AAGAAGCCTATGCTGAAGGAATTGTGGATCATCAAGAATATTTAGATTTGAAATATCAAGCAGAACAGGATTACGCCTACAGAGTTGATCAACTTTATGCTCAATCCGCATCAAATTACACAGGACAATTAGCAGGAATGGCATCGGCTACAAAGGATATGAGTGTGGAAGCATTTGAACTCTGGAAGGCTCTTGCTATTGCACAAGCTACCATCAATGCATATCTCACATACACCAAAGTATTACAAGATCCTTTGATTCCTACACCTGTTGCACATGGGATCGGTGTAACAATGATGGGATTGTCATTAGCCTATGCCAGCAAAATATCATCCATGTCTTATCCTGGCAAAGAGAAAGGTGGGAATGTTATTGGAGGCAAATCATACATTGTTGGTGAACGTGGTCCTGAAGTATTCACACCTGGATCAACTGGAGGCATTACTCCAAATAATAAATTAGGAGGAACAACAAACGTGAATTTCCAAGTAACAGCAGTGGATACACGAAATTTTGATGTATTACTCCAATCCAGACGTGGATTGATCGTTAGTATGATCAACCAAGCTATGAATCGAGCTGGAAGACAAGGACTCATATGAGTTTTCCTACTTCACCAGCATTTCAATCGATGAGCATCCGATCTGTATTACCAACTTTTGTGAATACTGCAATATCAGGACGGAGACAAGCACGACAAATAGCAGGACAACGTTGGGTAATAACAGGAGCAATGCCTCCGATGACAAGAGCCCAATTTGCACCTATATATGCGTTTTGTATATCGCAACGTGGGCAATTAGATTCCTTCACAATAATTCCACCCATTGTGTCAAGCCGACAAGCCACTGTTACGTTAGGAACTCCACTCGCAAATGGTGCTCATACTGCTGGAGATCGGACTATTGCAACTGATGGATGGGGAGCCGATGGGATTGTTTTGAAAGCAGGTGATTTTCTTAAATTTGCATCACATACCAAAGTTTACATGGTGACGGCTGATGCAACAGCATCCAGTAATGCAGTCACTGTATCAATTGAACCAGGACTCATAGAAGCAGTGGCAGATAATAACGCACTCACGGTCGCATCAATCCCATTTACTGTGACTTTATTAAATGATGTTCAGGAAATGTTTTCAGATCACACAGGATTGTACGGATATGAAGTCGATTTCATAGAGGCATTTTGAGTAGATCACTTCATGCCGATGTTATAACGGAACTTGCAACAGGTTCCCAACGTTATGCTCATTTGGTTCAAATCCAATGGGATTCAGGGGACGGTGGAACTGATTATTTAACAGATGCTCAATTTGATATCACTGATGGGTCTGATACATACACAGCTTCAGCATTTTTGGTAGGTTCAAGTTCAGTGGAAGAAGCATCAAAAATTAATTCAGGAAGCATCAGTTTGATGATTGGAGGAGCAGATCAAACGTACATATCAGGAATCTATGGTGGATGGGGTTACATGGATCGTAAAGTGCTGGTGAAACGTTGTTTATTGAACGATACGAACGCCATCATAGGAGATTCAGTTACAGTCTTCCACGGCAGAATCCAAGGATATTCAATCAACGAGTCTCCTAGTTCCTCAATCATTGAATTGACTGTTGCAAATCATTGGACTGATTTCAAACGAGTCAATGGAAGACGAACAAATCCGACTTCACAACAAAAGCATTTTCCAGAAGATGACGGTTTTGAATATTGTTCAGGATTAAAGGCAAAGGAAATTACTTGGGGAATAGGAGTGGACTGATGCTGAAACAACTTCCAATAAAAAAAATCATCGCAGATTGGAATTTATATGAAGATCCGGTCAGAGAAGCATTCATCTCAAGTCCTGGTGCATTGGCAATGGGTGGTGATGATTATGAAAAGGTTTCTAATGCTCTTAAATTGAAATTGACTAATCCATTCAATAATTCGATGCAACTTTGGGTTTCTGAATCAGAAGGAAAAATCAATTATGTGGTTTTGACGAAACTTCAGATTTGTGAATTTTCAGGCAACAAAACTCTGCTTCTGTTCTCAGGAACAAGGATTTCTGATGTAGAAGAATTGACGATGCAGGAAGCATATTTAGAAGGATATTTTGAATTGACTCAATTTGCTCAAGAACATGAATGCAAAGCTATTTTGGCATATTCAGACCTTGATTATTTTGTAGATAAAATCCAGACCACCGACATTTTTTCAGGTGTGTTGAAAAGAAATTTCTTCTATCTACCTCTGGAGAATTGATGGATCTGTTGAATCTTTCCAGACCATGGGATTGCGAATCCTTCTCTAAATCTAAAACTATTTGTTTTGGAGGTGGAGGTGGAGGTGGAGGAGTGGATGTAGGACAAACGATTGGTGGTGGTATTACAGGTACGGTTGGAGGTTTAATTAGTGGTGCAAACGATCTTTTAACAAATCCAACACCCTCAGGCGGTCTTGGTACACCAAACATTCTGGATCTTGGAGATACATTAAATGATGGTTTGAGTGATCTGTCAAACATTCTGGGTGGGGGAGATGTAAATTTATTTCCTGGAACGAATGAACCAGCTGATGGCATTCCAACTATAGATACATCAATTTTAGATATTGAAGTGGAGCCTACTGATTACAGTAATCTCATCTCAAATGAAGCTCCTATCAAAGTGGTTTATGGTCAAAGAATGATCGGAGGTCATATTGTTCATATTTTTGATTATGCAAGTAACGAATTTTTGGAAATATATTTTGCCTTATGTGAAGGAGAAATTGAACAAATCTCAGATATTGTTGTTAAAGGAGTCTATGTAGTTCAGGACAATGATAGAGTCGCATATACAACAGGAGATGATGCAGAAACAGAGGATTTAATTCGTTCTCATACTTATGTTTGGTTGCCTCATGGTGATGCAGATTTACAAGGGGATGCAGGTGAAAGGGCAAAACTGGGAGCAGATGATCAAACCACTGCTGATCTTGATGCTTCCGAAGGATGGACATCAACTCATAGACTCAGAGGAATTGCAGTTTGTCCCATCAGATTCCAATGGAATTCAGATGTATGGACTAGAATTCCAAAAGTAAAATTCATTGTAAAAGGGAAGAAAATATATGATCCACGAGATCAATCTACTGCATATTCTCAAAATCCCATTCTCCAACTTCTCGATTATCTAAGAAATTCCAGATATGGATGTGGCATTCCAGATTCAGAATTGGATGTGGATTTCACAGGAAATGATACAACAGGTTCCTTTTCTGTAGGAGCAGATTTATGTGATGCATCGATCACTTTGTATGGATCAACAACAGGACCAAGATGGACATCAAATGCAATCATAAATACTTCCAGACCTTTGATTTCAAACTTGAAAAAATTGATGGGTTCTTGTGGTGCTCAATTAGGTTGGAAGCAAGGTAAATACTATTTGATCATGGAAACAACTCACGCAGGAGATGCAGAGTTTGATTTCACAGAAGATCACATCATTGGTGGTATCTCAATTAAAGGAGAAACGAAAAGAAGTAGGTTCAACAAGGTTTTTGCGAAATATGTAAATGCAGATGATGAGTTTGAAAAAGATGAAGTTTTTTGGCCTTCTGATGACACTTATCTGGATCTCGATAATTCCACTCCACAGGAAACCACTCTAAATCTTGGATGCATTACAGATAAATATCGTGCAACCAATATGTGTAAACGTGTTTTGCTTCGTTCAAGAACAGCAGTTAAATGCTCGTTTTTAGCAACATCTGAAGCATTCAATGCACAGCCTGGAGAAATAGTAACGGTAACGCATTCTTCAACAGGATGGTCATCAAAGAAATTCAAGGTTCTTTCATTAACATTGAATGTTGATGGAACAGTGAATGTGGCTTTATTGGAACATTTAGATGCGATTTATTCTGAAAATACTAATTCTGCATATGTTCCTCCTACTTCCACAACGTTACCTGACCCCATGTCCACTTCTGCTCCTTCTAATATTTCAGTTTCAGAAGAATTGTTTGAAGTCATTGAATCAGCAGGAGTTCATAACAGAATTACAGTCACATGGGATGCATCAACTACTTTATTCACTGCACATTATGAATGGCAGTATAAAAAAACAGCAGAAGCAGATTCGACATACAAAGAAGGAGGATTCACAACAAATACATCAGGATTCGTAGATGATTTATCTGATGTTTCTTACACATTTAGAGTGAGAGCAGTCAATTCCTCAGGTGCTAAATCAGCATGGACAACAGGCGAATATAATGTGGTGGGTTTGACTGCAATTCCTGCTGATGTTGCCAGTTTTAGTGCAATTTTAATAGATGGAAGTGTTTATTTCAATTGGTCTAAACCTACTGATCTTGATGTTAAAGTTGCAGGGAAAATGATTGTTAAATTTCAGGATGTCACTGATGGAAGTGAGAGTTGGACTTCAGGAAGGATTGTTACTGCTGGAGGATATCCTCCTAATACCACAAATGTTGTAACACCCTACATCAAGCCTGGAGCTTACATGGCAAAGTGGGAGGATTCCACAGGCAACAGGTCTGAAAATTCAATCTCCTCCATCATTGTTGCTTCTAATTTTCAACAATTGAACACAGTTGCAACGGATACTTTGCATTCTGCATTTACAGGTACTTATTCAAACATGGAATTGTCAGGTTCAGCAATTGTGTTGTCTGCATCATCAGTAACATTTGGAGGAACAGACGAAACATCAGGAACAGAATTAGATGGAACTTCTGCTACTTTGACAGAATTAGTGTATGGAACCAATCATGATTCTGAAGTAACTGTATCAGAAGACATTATATTCAGTAATGCAACAG